GTACACATAGATACTTTTAGATTGTTGCCTAGAGTCCCTGCTTCCCTTGCTCCCCAAGAGCCGTTAGAAGCCGCACCGCCGGCATAGTTATTTAAGTAATGAGTTGTATTCTTAATCTGTAACCCGTTGCCACTTGAAGTCGCATTTAGGTTGCCAGTTGTTGCTCTCACTACCTTTAAGGCATTACCGTATTGTAAAAAGTTGGTCGCACTAAAAAAATATTCGAAATTCGCGGCAGTTGGTTTCCCAAAAATTTCCACGTATTCGTCTTCACTAGAGATAAGAACTACCTCGTCCATTGGCCCTTTCTCAGCAATAACACCAATAGCACCAATCGAAGTTGATACTGCCGGGATTACATTTGTGAGATCCTTTTCAGTTACGTTCACACCTGGTGATACTAAAAAAGCCATCTTGTTTTCTCCTAATTTTAAAATTAAAATGTTTCTTACTACTATTTAGTAAATCGTTATTTTCCGTCTCTGACTACTGGGTTCCACACTTGACCGTATGGATCTGTATAACTCTCTGTCTCTGGACCATCTATACCATTATCCACGAACCCAAATGGCGCCATGTCCTGTTCCATGAGGTGTGATTGTTCATCTACCAATCGTGCCCGTATATCTTGGTCAGTTAATTCTTTGAAGTATGTCTGGTTAGATAACCATGCGAACATCACCAGACAGGTGACTAAATCGTCAGTAGAACCCTCCTCAGCCTCGAACTTCTCCTTGCCCTTCGCCACATATGTCGATAACTCAGCGATGATATCAAAGTCATGGATCAGGTACTTGTCTGTCTCTATCATCGTCTTTAAGTTAGAACACCCAATCTTCTTTGTCGCTTTCGTGGTTCTCAACCCTAGTTGAGATTGTTTGCCACTGAAACCTGTTCCCGCAATCTGACCACTACGACCTCGTTGATTGACCATGATGAGGTTATCGTATTCTAAATCGAACTGTAACGTATCTGCCACCTGACCACCAATATCGTTGACCTCCACCAATATCTCTGCCGTGTTGTAACTCATCGCAACCTTGTGGATAATCTGTGGGAATAACATTGGTCGTATCTCATTATCTCTGAACTTGCCTATCACCTTGTATGGTATCTGTGTTGCGTCTGTGATGACGAAGGCACTATAATCGTTGACCGTACCACGTGCCACATCGACGGTAATCACGTACCTGTGACCTTTTATGGGCATTTCGTATATATCCAGCCCAGCATTACTTTGTATCGCTTGGTTGTGCGTTAATACTCTTAATTTCGATGAATTTATGAGGGTATCTACACTACCTAGGAACTCACAATCAAACTCCGTTCGAAACTGTTGTTCACTCGTGTTTCGTATCGTCTCCGCCTTCCACTTCTCATCTCTGCCTGGCACCTCTGACCAGTGAACCTCGATTGGCACATAACTGTTACGTTTATTCTGTGCGTCATTCCATAACTTGTAGAACATGTTCATACCATGTGGCGTTGATACTATCATCACCTTCGATGATTTACCAGAAGATATCGTAGGATAAACTGAACTGAAAAACTGTTCAGCGATATTATTAGGGACATAGGCAAACTCGTCCAAGAATATGACGTTGTAAGAACCACCACGCACAGCACTCGATGATGTTGCCGCGGCAAGTATTCTACTACCATTCTCCAACTCTAAACTACCCTTGTTCCAGTTAATGACACCCTGTTGTAACCACTTTGGTAAATTCTCATATGCCAATTGTAATCGACCTAGTAGATCCCTGGCGATAGCAGCCTTGTTCGCAAGTATGGCGATATTCACATTCGCATTGAATATGGCGTAGTGTAATAGGTAAGATATTATCGTTGTAGATTTACCAGTCTGTCTTGGTAACTTACAGATAGAGAAACGATTATCGTGGAATGTATCAACCATCTCTTTCTGGAAGTTATACATCTTAAATTTCTGTAGACCATGGTCTAGCGTGACTATCTGAATATAGTTAGTAATAAAGTAAACAGGATTCTCTTGGCACTTTATAAATTCTTCGACCTGTTTCTTTGTGAACTTAACCTTCTGGTTTGCGGCCTTCAGGTTAGGGTTACCCAAATAAGTTTTATTTTCCATTTTTCTTTATCAGTTTTTGTAACTCAGCGGTAGAACCAACGAATAGGTTGTTCTCTACTTTACTAGGTCCTTTCTGTGTCTCCTCACCCAACTTCTTCATCTTCTCTTGTTGTTGTAATAATTTTTCTGATACCTCACTCACCGTCTTTATAAGTTGTCCTGCGACCTCATATGTTCGTGGGTGTTCAGTCTCTTTCGCAAGTTGTAAAATACCATCTAGGGCATCCTGCCCTCGCTCTACTAGATTATATAAATTCTCCCGACTATACTTGTAGTCGTTCATTATATCCTCTTGTTCTTTAGGGCGAGGTATCGCTGGTGTTTTCTCCTCAACTTCAACTTTAGGTGTTATGTCTAAAATCTCGTTGAGTTTATCCTCAACTTTTTTCATTAGGAATCTTTATCTGTGCCAGAAACTGGATCGTATTCGTCAGCGTCCTGGAAGAAAGAGTGTTCTTCATTGAAACCAAAGTTATCGTCAGCGTCTGCCGTCGTAGGATTTGGTGTAACCACAAGTCTCTGTTCTCTCTTAGGTGAGTTAACAGGTGTATCTGTGTATTGATCCACTTGAACTCTCTTAATGATTTTCTGAGAAGTCACAGGTCCATATAGATACATCTTCGCTGTGAAATTCATCGTGTACATGATAACTCGTCTCTCTGTGAAGTTACCATCATAGGTATCTTCATATGATACATCATTCAATACGATTGGTACATCTCTCACAATCTCCATTGTTGGTAGTACGTTTAGACTAATCGTATAGTCTGGTTGAAACATTGGTAGTATCTGTTCGACAATCTGTAAGGCATCCTCACTATTCTTCGCCATAGCGAATAGACTGAAACCTACATTGTATGGTACAGGCATGTAACTATGTTGTAGTGACTTAGCGTCTGCCCCTTTCACCTTCTTAAACTTTTGTATCCTGTTTAACTTTCTTGGTGCGTCATATGTGAGTGTGGTCATCTCAAAACCAACACGTGGTAAAGTCAATGCGGTCGTCTTTACGTTATCCGCACCCCTCGTACTATCTTGGTCTAGTCTAACTAAAAATTTTTGTTTTGGTCCGTACGCTAGTGGTACTTTCATCTTTTGTATCGTCTTACCAGTTGAGTTCTTACGATAGACGTACATATCGTTAAATAGTGTGCCAAAGGCAACGACCGTCTTTCTTATCAACTCATGGTATTGTGCATCTTTAAACATTATTTACTCCTTGGGTCTCCAAATGGGTTGTTTTCTGTGAAATCAAATATATCGTTCTCAGTATCAAAGTCATCTAACCCTGCCGCCGTGTCAAATGCCAAGTTATCACTATCGACACTATCTGAAGCCAAGTTACTTGTTAGATTATCCTCAAGTATTATATATTCAACGAAATTAGGGTCATCTTCCAAGATGATATTATCAGCGTCCGTCTCATCAACGATTGTATCACCTGCCTCTGATAGGAGAGCAGATACATCGCCAGCGATATTTTCTGATAATAGGGAACCAGAACTTGTCGTGCCAGATTCCAGAGTGATTTGATTTTCTAATAAGTCTAATGTGACGTTATCAAGTTTCTCATCTATCTCTGTTAATCCAGTCTCAACACTCTCTGAACTGTAATCCCATGTAGAACATTTTAGTTTGAAGATAGGCAAGTCAGAAATCTGATACATTGGATCCTCGTCTTCAACGAAGTCAACTTGCCAAAACTTTTTAAAGAGAGGCATGTATATAACATCACCCTCTTTTGGTCTATTAAATGTAAGTGTGTTTGATGGTTGGTCAACCAGTAATTCAAAAGTACGTCTCGCAACAACGAAGGTTAGTTCGTCTCGCATATCTAAACCAAACTTACCAATCAGGTCTCCCTGACCAGCAAAACCATTTACTTCTTCAACGTACATCTCAATCATGTACTCGTCAGTAAACTTATCAGTTGTATTACCTAGGACACCGTCAGTATATAGATTTTCTCTTGGCATATAATGAACATCATGTCCATATATTTTGAGTTGTTCTATAATTAAATCTTCGTAAAGATTTTTCTCTGCCCTGGTCCCATGTGCGAAGTATGTACTTCTCATATTAACCTATCATGTATTGCGGTGGTAACTCGTAAGATAATTGTATCTGTTCTTCTAACTTCGTTATTTCTTCCTGTGCCTGTGTGTATAGTTGTTCGCCATTAAGTTGAACACCACCCAACATCGCAACACCTTGAAACTTGATTAAGTTAGCACCCCATTGTCTCTTAATTAATTGTATGAGGTATTTCTTTAAAAAGATATCGTCAAATACGTCCGTGAAAGTTGAACCATCTAGTTTTCTATAACACTCTATGATTAAGAAATCACCTGCGTCAACATCATTATCCCAATCCATGTCGATGTATAATCTGTTCTTGTGCATGTTGTATCTGACAGGTTTCTCACCAACCAATATGTGGTCTAACATATCTAAATGTCTCAACGTCATATCGTAGTGTATTATAGATGTAGATGAGAAGTCGTATAGGTCATTCAATCTCAGTTGATATCTCACATCAAATAAATTCAATGCGGCTCTGTCTGAGAATGGGTATACTTGGATAACGGACATTACGTTTGAGGGCATAGGAATATAATTCTTACCTTCTTTAAATGAAGCCGTAACCGTGCTGTCTGCTGTGTCTGTTACAGTTGAGAGGGTCTCGTTCGTCCTCGCTCTAGTCTTATCGTCCGCTGAGACTTGATACTTGAGGTACATTCTCTCTGTACCATCATAGTGATACTGTGCGAAATATTGTAACGCCTCGTCAATACGGTCCTCTACCTGGTCATCTTCAACGTTAATCTCAATGACTGGTTTGCCTAATGCTCTGAGGCAATATTGTTTAAGGGTCTCTCTTGTAGTAATCGGGTTATTCTGTGCCATGTTATAGTCCTTATGAGACTATTTATAATGGTTTTAATATCTAACTACTACCCTATCGCCAGAAGCAGGTGCCGCGTCTAGTGTGATGGTCGAACCAGAGTATGTGAAATCCTCTGTTGGTTCTTGCATTACACCGTTAATCGTCACAAAGAACTGGTCAACATCATATCCTGCCGCAACTGAAACCGTAGTCGCACTACCATTTCCATCTAATGTTGCCTTATTCGCATAAGAAGCCACTTTAAATGTCTCGTTAGGGAATGTTATCGTTCTATCTGCCGTTGGATCTGTTACTGTTAGAGTTGTTTCAAAAGAGTTATTTGAAGCACCCTCGAATACGATTGTACCATCTTCCGTGATATTGACACCGTCAAATGTCGAAGCACCTGTAGATGTGAATGAAGTTGCCGTTACAGCGTCATTGAATGTCGCAGCCCCAGCCGCACTACCATCTATCGTTAAGAAGGTCGTATCTACCCCACCATCTGTTCCTTTGAATATGATATCTGTATCATCACCCTGTGCGTCTATTGTGATATCACCAGCACTTGTAGTTACATTTACTGCCGCGTCACCAACTGTGAAGTCATCATATGCCAGAGATATACCACCTTGCATATAAGTCTTAACTGTCTCTACAGTTGTCATCTTCATCGTGCCAGCATCGTTGATTAAGATACCATCACCATCTGCCAGAGCGTCAGTACCTCTAGCGGTATCACCATCAATTAAGTTAATCTCTGCTGGTGTAGCCGTAATTTGGTCTGTCGAAGCAACCGCGAATGGTTGTAATGTACCTGCCACGTTTGCGATGTTAACTGTTCTATCTGCTGTTGGATCAATAACACCTAATGTTGTCTCAAATGAATCCGCAGTAGAACCTTCGAATACGATTGAACCACTGTTGATTAATCCTGTTGCCGTTACTGTAGATGATGAAGTTATCGCACCAGAACCAATAGTTCCTGCGAAAGTTACGTTGGCACCATCAAATGTTGCCGCCGTAGTCGTGCCAGATTTTACAATCAGGTTATTTGAATTGTTTGTTAATGAAGCGAATTGTGAACCACCATCTTGTAATAGTATGTCACCACCGTCAGCGTCAATCTTAATATCTCCTGGTGCGTCTAACGTTACGTCAGTTGCCCCATTTAAAACAAAGTCTAAGACGGTTGTACCACCCGCCTTCATAGTGATATTATCACCGTCAGCGTCTAGTATAATGTCTGTTGTTGCGTCTAATGTTATATCCGCTCCTGAATCAATCTCCGCAATTACTGGAGTTGTCAATGTTTTATTTGTTAGAGTATCAGTTGTATCTCTACCAACTAACTGTGTAGTTGCGTTTGGTATAGTTACCGTTCTGTCTGCTGTTGGATCTTCTACCGCAAGAGTTGTCTCAAATGAGTCCGCAGTAGCACCCTCAAAAGTGAAAGAGTTAGTTACTGAGACAGTTGAGGAATCAATTGTTGTAGTTGAACCAGAAACTGTTAAGTTACCTGCGATGGTAACATTCGCACCTGACATTGTGATAGCAGTAGTTGGTGAAGAACCTGATTGGATTCTTAATTCACCACCATTGTTATTCAACGCACCGTATGTGGTGCCGCCATCTTTTAATACAACGTCCGCACCGTCAGCGTCTAATACGATATCTGCCCCAGCGTCTAATGTTATAGAGCCAGCGTTGTCGATTTCAGCGATAATTGGTGTCGTTAGTGTCTTGTTTGTTAATGTGTCTGTTGTTGCTCTACCTACTAATGTGTCAGTAGCATTTGGTAGAGTGAGTGTTCTATCTGCCGTTGGGTCAGTTACAGCGATAGTTGTTTCGAAACTGTCTGCTGTGTTACCCTCGAATATCAACGGACTTGCGTTAGAGAATATACCTTGAGTTGCCGTTACTGTTGATGAAGATGTAATCGCACCAGAACCTACAGTCCCTGCGAAAGTTACATTGGCACCTGAGAAGGTTGCGGCAGTAGTTGTGCCTGACTTGATAATTAAGTTACCAGAACTATTTGTGGCA